TATCCGCGTGGAAGCAGTAGGCGGCTCCGCCTTTTTCGAGGTGGTCAGCCATGTTCTTAAAAGCTGCCAGCAGGAACTTGTAAAATTCCTCGCCCTTGAGAGAGTCGTTCTGGATCGTAAGGCCGTCCGAGGCTTTAAAGGATACGCCGTAGGGCGGATCAGTCAGGACGAGGTTTGCTTTCTTGCCGCCCATGAGCTCTTCCACATCTTCCGGCGAGGTGGCGTCGCCGCACATCACGCGGTGCTTGCCGACTGTCCAGATGTCACCGGGCTCCACAAAGGAAGCCTTCTCCAAAGCAGCAGTCAGGTCAAAGTCATCATCGGCGATATCTTTTTCATTTCCGGTGCCGAGCAGCTTATCCAGCTCACCGGCATCAAAGCCGAGAAGCGAGAGGTCAAAGGACTGATCCTGCAGGTCAGATAATTCGACTGACAGCATTTCCTCGTCCCAGCCTGCATTCAGTGCCAGCTGATTGTCTGCGAGGATATATGCACGCTTCTGAGCTTCCGTCAGGTTTTCTGCAAAAACGCAGGGCACCGTTTCATATCCTTCCTCGCGGGCAGCCGTAACGCGACCGTGACCGACGAGGATGTTATAGTCCGCGTCAATGACCGCCGGGCTCACAAAGCCGAACTCCCTGAGAGAAGCGCGGAGCTGTGCGATCTGCTCTTTACTATGCGTCCGGGCATTCCGGGCATAGGGTACCAGCTTGTCGATAGGTACCTGTTCCAATTTCTGTGTGTTCATTTACATATTCCTCCTGCTTCGAAGCAGCTGTTCCATCACGCTGTCCTGCGGGCTACCCTCAAAGGGCTCGGTGCAGTTCTGCTTCACAATGTCGTAAATCTCATACCAGAGCAGGTTGGCCTGCTTCTGAAAGTTCATGAGTAGCTGCGTGAAAGGGCTCGCAATCGCAGCGCCGGTGGTCGGGTGTTTTCCGAGCATGCCGTATTTGCTGACCGCTTCGGAGCACTGGATATACCGGGCAAAGGCCTCGGAGTAGCTTTCGAGCAGGCGCTTGTTCACCAGCCTCTCGCAGCCGCGTTCTTTGAGCCACAGCCATGTTTCCTTATAGATTTCATCCGCACCGAGGGGCTTGCCGTCCTTCTGTTGGGCGGAGAGGTAATCGTCCGGGCTTGGCATATCCATGCCTTCCAGCTCTACGCCGTCACCGATGTCATCAACATCGAAGTCGGTCAGGTCATCTGTGAAGTCCGGAAGCTCCATGCGCTTTGCAGGTGCGCCTTTCATAATTTTGTCGGCGAGGGCGTCCGGCTTTGAGCCAGCTTTGACACGCCGTCCGCCGCGATAGGTTCCGTCTTTCGCCATGTCTATCACTTCCATTTCTGTGGTGCAGGGTTTAATACCCTGTTTGAATTGCAATTTTTGCGTAAAAGACCCCGCGCCGTTTTCCGGGGAAAAGGGTCGTAGAGATTTTGACCGCCCTACCGGTCGCCGCGCTCGCGGTGTATCTTCTCGTGACACGAACGGCAAAGGCTCATAAGGTTGGACTCATCATTCGATCCTCCCTCAGCAAGCGGAACGATGTGGTGGACTTCCTCGACCGCGACGTAGCGTCCTTCCTTTAAGCACTGCTCGCAAAGCGGGTGCTTGTGGACGTAGCGGTCACGGATTCGTTTCCAAGCTCTGCCGTAGCGTTTGCCGGGAGAGTAGCCGCGCTGGAACTTCTCGTAGTGCTGTTCCATAACCTTGGCGTGCTCCTCGCAATAAACGCCGTCCGTCAGGTGTGGGCATCCGGGATAGCGGCACGGTCGTTGTGGTTTTCTTGGCATAAGCCGTGCCTCCTTTCAGGGCATAAAGAAAGCCCTGCAGGATGATCCCGCAAGGCTCGTGGGCTGCGCGTGCAGTTGTATCTTTATTCTTTTCGCTGATTATATACTACCATATTGGACGGGTGGACATCTTAGGACAAAGCAGGACATTTCGGGCGCATTTTCATATTGTGATCGGATCATCCGGGAGCGTCACATGAAGGAGTGCCTTGCCGTGCCAGCGACGAATGGTGCGGGCGTCTGCACAAAGCTCCATCCCGATCTGCTCCCACGTATAGTTATGGATGTAGCGGTACTTTAAAACCATGCGCTCGTCAGTATCCGGAACGGCCTCAATGACCTCCCGTATCTGTTTCTTTAGGTCAGAGAGCAATTCCAGCTCACTGGCGATTTTCTTTTCCAGTGCCCAGAGCTTTTCAAGTGTCCGGACAAAGGGCGCTTCCGTATTACGCGATGTCTGCACGCGGTCTTTATCATATTGGATAGCCGACACGCTGCCTGCCATTTCGCGCAGGTTTTGTGCTTCCATCGTGTCGGACTTGATTCTCTGATCAAGGCGGTAGGCCTGATGCAGGTATTCTTTTATGGTCATAGGCTTTTTGCCTCCTCTCGTAGTTTTTGTATGAGATACTCGCCGTCAACACTCGTTAAGGCCTTGTACCAGCCGGAGCGAAAGAAGCGTTCACACTCCATTGCATCCGACATGGCAGCCTGATTACTGGGCTTCTTTTTCAGGCGCTTTAGTGCGTCCCGGTAATCCTTCACGGCTTGCAGCACGATGGCGTTGGCGAGATTTTCATAAGGATCAGTCATTACACCACCTCAAGGTCGGCCTTGACCGCATCAATCAGTGCGGACTGCGTCATTTCCTTTTTGGATAGCGCCTTTACGATCCTCTCGTCGATGGTGCCCTTGGTGATGATGTGCTGGATCACCACAGTACGGGATTCTTGGCCTTGTCTCCAGAGACGTGCGTTTGTCTGCTGGTAGAGCTCCAGCGACCATGTGAGACCGAACCACACGAGGGTGGAGCCTCCGGCCTGAAGGTTTAAGCCGTGACCGGCAGAGGCCGGATGGATGACTGCTACAGGAATCTTTCCCGCATTCCAGTCAGCAATATCACGGCTGGTCTTGATCTCCCGGACATTGAAGCGGTTCTTGATCCGGCTAAGGTCGTGCCGGAACCAGTAGGCCACCAGAAGCGGTTTTTCATTGGCGGCCTCGATAATATCCTCCAAGGCATCCAGCTTTCTGTCGTGAAATTCGATGACATCGCCGGTATCGGCATATATGGCACCGTTTGCCAGCTGGGAAAGTTTGCCGGTAAGCGATGCGGCATTGGCGGCAGTCACTTCACCGTCAGGAAGCTGCAGTATGAGCTCCTGCTTCAAATCCTCATAGCGGCTGCGCTCAGAATCGGATAATTGGACTTCATATTCCGTCGATACCAGCTCCGGCATCTTCAGATGGTCGGTGGATTTCATGGAAATCGTGATATCTGAAATTCTCCGGTAAATGGCGTCCTCCGCATAGGGCAGCGGCTTGTAGGAGTAGATGATCTCGCCGTTTCGCTTGTCCGGCATGAAGTAATTTGTCCGGTACTGCGTGATAAAGCGTCCGAGGCGCTCGCCCATATCCAGCACTTTAAACTCTGCCCACAGATCCATAAGACCGTTGGAAGAAGGCGTGCCGGTAAGCCCGATAATGCGATGGAGCTTCGGCCTTACCTTCATCAGAGACTTGAAGCGCTTGGATTTATGATTTTTAAAGGACGACAGCTCATCGATGATCACCATATCGAAGTCGAAGGGAAAGCCGGACTCGTCAATGAGCCACTGCAGGTTCTCTCGGTTGATGATCGTGATATCCGCTTGCTGCATGAGGGCGGTTTTTCGCTCCTTTGGTGTCCCGACTGCGACCGCATAGGTTAGACCTCTTAGGTGCTCCCATTTTTTAATTTCCGCTGGCCACGTATCGCGGGCGACTCTTAAGGGAGCTACCACCAGCACGCGGTGGACTTCAAAGCTGTCAAACAAGAGGTCATTTACTGCCGTCAGGCTGATGATTGTCTTGCCAAGTCCCATGTCCAGAAGGACTGCGGCCACAGGGTGCTTTTCGATATAGCGGATGGCGTAGTCCTGATAATCATGTGGATTGAAGTTCATCGATCATCCCTCCAATCTGCTCCGGATTGTCAATGACATAGACCGGAAAGCCCATCTCCCGCAGCAGCCTGTGGCGTGAGAGCTGGAGCGGGCGTGGCTTTTTGCCGGGAGCCTTCAGCTCTGCAAAACCGATATGGCCGTCAGGGAGTAAGATCAGGCGGTCGGGCATTCCTGCGAAAGAGGGACACACCAGCTTAAGCGCAATCCCGCCATGCCTTTTCACCGCCATAGTTAACTTGTTTTCTATCTGTTTTTCTATCATTGCAAACCTCCGTCAGGCGTTAATTTCAGGGGATGTGCAAGGTGTATCAATGGTATTTACCAAACTTTTTCTTAGAGCTATTTTTTTAGGCCTAAGAGAGTTTTTATATAAGACCTTGATACACCTTGTCATAGTCCCGGATTACTGCAGAAAATCTTCCTCTGCGCCGTTGTCATCATGAATCTTTAAGCCCTTAAAATAGCGCTTCCGATTCAGTGTCAGCCGCTCAAATCCGGCCTTCTCCAGCGCAAAGTAAAAATCTGCCGTGCTTCGCACATACTCATTGCAGTCCAGCGAGTAGTTGCGGTACGCCTGATAGAGAGCCGAGGAGCTTTCCTTAAAGGACTCATCCACCTCGCACTTCTCATCCAGAAAATGTCCGAACCAGTCGTTCTGGCTGCGATATTCCTCGATTGCCTTCGTCACGCAGTCCGGTACCGGGATCTGGTAGTCCAGCTCGATAACCTTCTTGGCACCTTCGATGATCCACGCGAGAATGCTTTCACCGGCATTTTCATACAGGTACTCACCGTAATTCTTGATGTCGGCCTTGCCCTCGATCTTGGCATTGAACGGGATCACGATAAGCCTGCGCCAGATACCGTCATCGGAGGCGGAGACGCGAGGCAGGTGATTCGTATACAGCACCAGCGTATGGCAGGGCTTGAAGGAAAACGGGTCTTTATACTTTTTCTCCGCGAACACGTCATCCGTGGAGCAGAGCTGTTTGACGGTGGAGTCGTTGAGCCTTGCGCCTTCCTGCATTTCCGCAGCGATCAGAAGGCGTTTGCCTTTGACCTCCGCCATTTCCGGCTTGATGTTTCTGCGGCAGCCGACGGTCAGGGTGTCTGCGGAGATATTTCCGCTGTAAAGTCCCAGCACGCGGGAGACTGCATTCCAGAAGGTGGACTTGCCGTTGCGGCCATCGCCGTATGCGATAATGAGCGCCTCCACATAGACCTTGCCGATGACGGCCAGACCGCAAATCATCTGTACATAGTCGATAAGCTGCTGATCCTTCTGAAAAATCAGATCCAGATTATCCTGCCAGAGCTGCGCTCCTTTGCTGCCGGGTGACACGGACGTGATTTTTGTAATAAAGTCATCAGCAGAGTGCTCGCGGGCTCCGGCCATACCTTTGCGAAGGTCGTAGGTCGCCTCCGGTGTGCAGAGCAGGAAGCAGTCTGCGTCCAAGTCTCTCGGCGAGATTTCCAGCATCGGGTGCGTCTCTTTGAGGGTAGATGTAATGTTCTTGGAGTCGCGTCTGCGAACGGCAAAGCTCTGGTAGGCCTTGGCGGCAAGGAACTCCTGATAGGCCTCCATCTGCTCGTCGCTCATCAGCTGTTCAGCTTTGGCCTTGGATGTGTTATCAAGGATTTCCTGCGCGCCGCAATTTTTGAGCTTCTGCAGAGCCTCCATCATATTTCGATTGGCTTCTGCGAGCTGCCTGCGAGTAAGTTCATGAGCGACGGCCTGTGCGCCGGGTTCTGTTTCCTGCCAGTAGTGATCGCTGTATCGGATAAAGTGGGTGGCTGGTGAGTAGCGCAGCTCGTTTGCAAAATACTTTGAGAGCACCTCGGCCTGTCCTACATCAGAAAAGTCCTCCGGCTTATAGCTATTCTCGTCGTTATAAACTTCCGGAGGGACATAACCATCCTCGCGGCTGATCTTGGAATAAAAGCGCTGGGCACTGTGCCAGATTGTATTAAGCTCGCTGTTATCCAGAGGCGGCACGCAGATCGCGGCCTTTTCCAGAAAACTTTGGTAGGCTTTTGCCGTATCGCCGTATTTCTTAATGACAATACCGGCAAAGCGGGACATGGTAGCGTTGCGGCTTCCTTCCGGGATCACGACGTCCTTTTCATGCCCGCCGGGAAGGCCTGCATCAAACTCGTCGTCGTTCAAAAATTCCGTGAGGTTCATGCGACCGGGATAGAGCTCCACATCCGGTTCTTGTGTTCCGAAGAAGAAGCGAGCAGCATCCAGCGCTTTCGTATCGAAATACGGAAATATGGAATTGACCAGCTTCTTCATATCGCTATAGAGGGCAGCATCCGTCACCCGGTCGATGGGAAAGAGCACATGGAACTTTGGCCTTGCCGGTTTGCCGTTTTTTTCGCGCTGATTAAAGCGGCTGTAATGGATGGCGAGGCTTACTCCCGGAAATGCCTCCAACACGTCTGCCGGTGTGATCCAGTCTTTCGGATCTTCTGAATGGTCATTATCACAATCCACGGGAAGACAGTCAGCGGAGAGAAAGTTGTCGCTGTTGCGGTAGTGATTTTTGTACTCCGCGCACACATAATCGTGACTGACTGCGTCTCTCATTCTGTCCGCGTCCATGACAACGGTCTTATGCGGATAGGAGCAGTTTCCGGGATTGCCGATAAAATCGGCGCTATACAGGGTAAACATCAGTCGTACACCTCCTCCGATTCTTCCTCCAGCACCTTTGTGATAAATTTCAGGGCGCGGATCATGGTTTCCAGTTCGCAGTCGCCGCCAAGGGTAACTTCAAAACCGTTGCAGCCGAATCTGTCCATGAAAGGTGTGACATGGATATCTGTGCTGGCTTCATCGGAAATGCGGAAATAGGTGCGTCCGCCGTGGCCGGTGTCGCCACCTTTGTAACCGGTTGTTCCGGCTTCGACCTGCAGGATATTGGCACTTACCACATCGCGGGTGTAGGTAGTGATCTCAGTGCCATCAAAAAGCTCTCTGCGACTTTCTTTAATTTCATACATAGCGTTAAACCTCCTGACATTCTTCTGTGAAATAGCGCAAGTGATAGTCCTTCCACTTGGCGCGTTTGATTTCTGCTTCCATACCGGATGAGATGCGGCTGCCGAATACCCAGATCTCAGCGCACTTGCTCATGAGGGCATTTCCGAAGAAAAGACCAAGCTCACGTTCTTCCGGATTGTCATCATCAAGGAACTGCGGAAATAGCAGATGCGGTGCGATAGGGATATATCCCTTGTCCACGGCATAGCGGCTGTAGCGTCTGGCGTTGGCTACGTTTGTCTTCACATCTCCGGAAAACGGAGAGCAGATGTAGACGATAGGCCGGAAAGCACGAAGGGACTGCTTTTCATTTGCAGCAATCCGGGAGAGTGCTTCACCTGCAGTTGGGTCAGGATAGCCTTCGCTGTTGCGATAATCGTTGCTCACTCAAAAGTCCTCCTTTCCGGGCAGACTTAAAGGCGTCCACCTCCAATTTCCACTGGAGATGAACGCCTGATTTGAGCGGACGATTTTTAATCTTTTTTGTAAAAGGGCGTGGTGTAACCGTCGGCGCGGAGCTTCAGGCCTTTTGCCCACGGCGGAGTCCTGCCCATCTGTTCACAGAGAACGTCAAGAGACATGCGAGGGTCTGCTTCGATGACCAGTTCGTCGTGGATATGCATGACGATGGAGCAGCAGCGCAGCGTCTTCATGGCATAGCAGAGAATGTCGCGGGAGGTTGCCTGCACGATATTTTCCACGAATTTCGGCCCGTATGAATCGAGCCGTTCCCATTTTTTCGTGCTGCCGATGCCCTCATAGGTAATACACTCGCCTCCGAATTTATTCGTACCGACCTTTGGCTTTACATAGGCGAGGTTCCGTCCGGAGGGCAGCGTAATAAAGAGCATCCCGGAGCGGCAGGAGAAAGTAAGCCCGTAGCTGCTGGTTGTGTGTTTATACTTCACAGCCTCCATGACAGCGCGGTCGACATCCCACCAGAATTTTACGATGTTAGGATTTGTCTGCCGCCATGCGTCCACCAGCGGAGGAAGCTCATCTTCGGAGAGTCCCATCTCTATAGCGCCCATTGCCTTTAAGGCACCGACCGAGCCGCCATAGCCGAGCGCGAGTTCCGCAATTTTGCCCTTTTGGCGCAGATGGCCGTTAATGCCATGTTTCTCAACCGGAACATGGAACATCTGACTGGCACTGGCGCAGTAGATGTCACCTCCGGTTTCAAAGACCTTTTGACGCCACGTCTCACCGGCATACCACGCGATGACTCTTGCTTCGATGGCGCTGAAGTCGGAAACATAAAATTGCGTACCGTCCTTCGGA